ACGCTAACAAATACCCATCACCCACAGTCACAGGTTCAAACGTGACAGCAGTTAATGCAAGTTTTCATATTGCATCAGCAGGCGGCATTACCATCACCTTGCCATCCAGCCCAAGTGCAGGAAATTACGTCATTATAAAAGATGGAACAGGGGCCGCAGCAACATCTACGTTTACTGTGGCGCGCAATGGTTCCAACATTGCTAGCTCAGGAACCAACCTAACCTTTGATAAGAATTTCGCGGAGATTGTAATGACTTATGTGAATAGCACGATTGGCTGGAGCGTATAATGACTACATTAAGCGAATTATTTCCAGTAGGCGGTGGCGGTAACACATCAGACTTTGTAGCTTCTGGAACACTACCAAATGGTAAGCCAGTAATACTTAAAGCTAATGGTCAGGTAGAAGTTGTTAGTGGCAGTGGTGGTTCGCAAAGCATACCGCTAGGTAGTGAAGTTGTATATAACGCAGGAAGATCAGATTATAATTCTGTAGCCTTTGACCCCAACAACGCTAATAAATTTGTAATAGTCTATAAAGATAATGCTAATAGTAATTACGGAACAGCAATTGTAGGTACTGTATCAGGGTCAAATATTAGTTTTGGCTCTGAGGTTGTATTTAATTCAGGAAATACTAACTACACCGAATTAGCCTTTGACCCTAACACTGCAAATAAGTTTGTAGTAACTTATCAAGATGGGGCTAACAACTCTTATGGTGCAGCTATTTTGGGAACAATTTCAGGAACAAACATTAGTTTTGGCTCAGAAGTTGTATATCAAACATCAGAATCTAATTACAATACTGTTTCTTTTGACCCAAACACTGCCAACAAGTTTGTTATTTCTTATCTAATCGGTGTTAGTTCTGGCAATGCTATAGTAGGTACTGTCTCAGGAACTTCATTGTCGTTTGGTACTACTGTGGTATTTGAAGCAGCAAAAGCTGAATTTCCTGCTATATCGTTTGACCCAAATACAGCAAACAAATTTATTATTGCCTATAATGACGGAGGTGATTCAGATAAAGGTAAAGCAATCGTTGGTACTTTATCTGGAACTACAACCAGCTTTGGTAGTGCTGCTGTGTTTAATACATCGGCAACTGGAAAAACTAAAGCATCATTTGACCAAAATACAGCGGGTAAGTTTGTAGTTGCGTATCGAGGAGGAGCCTCAGAAAATGGCAATGCCGTAGTAGGTACTGTATCTGGAACCTCTATTAGCTTTGGTACGGCTGTAGTATTTAACAGCGCAACTACTTCTTTTTTAAATATAGACTTTGACCCAAACAGGGCCAATAAGTGCGTCATAGCATACAGAGATGCGGGTAACTCAAACCACGCTACAGTCATAGAAGGAACTGTTTCTGGAACAGGAATTAGCTTTGGCAGTCAGATTGTAGTTAATTCAGGTAATTCTGATTATATGGATGTGTCATTTGACCCTAATGTATCTGGCAAATTTATTGTAGCTTATAAAGATAGTGGTAATTCAAACTATGGCACAGTCGTTTTAGGCCAGTTTAATACTTTACAAACTAACCTAACCGCAACCAACTTCTTAGGCACAGCCACCGCAGCTTACACCAACGGACAAACTGCAAGTATTATGCTTAAGGGCGGTATTAGTGATAACCAATCTAGCCTCACAGTCGGCTCAACTTATTACGTTCAAACAAATGGTACTTTTGCTACTAGTGCTGGAGTACCTCCTGTACTTGCTGGTAAAGCAGTATCAGCAACAAGTCTATTATTGAATGGGTTAGATGAGATACCAAGTCAGTCAGGAAACACTGGTAAGTTTCTAACGACCAATGGCAGTGCTGCAAGTTGGGGTACTGTTGCTCCTGCTGGTCTGACGTTACTGTCTACTGTTACCGCTTCTGGGGTCACCACAGTTCTTGTTGATGATACTTTTGATAGCACATATGACAGTTATGTACTTATAGCTAGCAGCATGCAAGCTTCTTCAAATGGTTCTAACCTTCTAATGCGTTTAAAAATAGGAGGTTCCATAATAACTTCTACAACTTATTATTATCGTTCATTAGTAATCAATAGTAATGCTAGCGGCAACACTTTGGCAAGCAATCAGGGAACTGGGACTAACGAGGTTACTTTAGTGAATAATATGCGAGGTAGGTCATATCACTCCGTCGATCTTGAATTAAAGTTTAACAACCCTTCTAGCACTTCTTTAAACCACAATTGGAGTATGGCAGCAGTGGGGAATAATGAGGACAATAGACTTGCCTCTCATATAGGCGGTGGCACGAATAAGACATTAGCAGCAATGACAGGTGTTCAGTTAAGGATTAGCAGTGGAACACTTAGTGGAACATTTAGACTATATGGAGTAGCAAAGTAATGACTAGATACCATGCGACAGCAGCAGGCAACGTAGCCTTTACAGCAGCAGAAGAAACTGAACGTGATGCAGAAGAAGCAGCATGGACAGCAGGGGCAGATGATCGTGCAGCAGCAGATGCTAGAGATAAGCGTAATGGCCTACTCGCAGATACCGACTGGACTGCAAACTCTGATGTAACAATGACTACTGAAATGACAGCGTATCGCACTTTATTACGGAACCTTCCAGCACAGGCTGATTTTCCCACAACTATTAACTGGCCTACTGCGCCATAAAGGATTACGAATGCAAACAATTACACACAACTCTGACAACGTATCAGTTTACACATTTTCAGACGATGTAACTATTACTGCTACCACAGACAATATCACTACCCCTGATTTTATTATCGGTGACATGAACTCTGGCAATTCAACGATTCACACAGGCGTTACAGCACCCGATGGTTGGCAGGGTGGTAAGCACACGTTTGATGGGACTTCATGGGGTAATGTGGCTGGTTGGGTTGATCCCAAGGTAGCACAGATTGCAGCACTACAAGCTCAGATTGATGCGCTAAACGCATAGGTAATTTATGAGCCTTTATAGAAACATTGCAGCCAAAAAGAAGCGTATTAAAGCTGGTTCTGGCGAAACGATGAAAAAAGCAGGGGCTAAAGGTAGGCCCACAGCTAATGATTTTAAACAGGCCGCAAAGACAGTAAAGCCAGTTAAAAAAGCTAAGAAGAAATAGGAATAATAATGCCATTATTACCACTCGACATTCCAGCAGGCATTTATCGTAATGGCACTGACTTGCAAAGCCAAGGGCGGTGGCGTGATTCTAATTTAGTGCGCTGGCATGATGGAACGATGCAACCCATTCAAGGCTGGCGTATACGCTCTGCGACAGCAACGGCAAACATTCCGCGCTCATTAAAGATATGGATTGATAATTCTAATAATCGCTGGATTGCAGCAGGCACTTTTCAAAACCTGTACGTTTATAATGATGATTCGGCTCAATACAACATAACGCCCTCAAACTTAACGGCTGGTTCTGAGACTGCTGTTGACTCAACTAGTTTCGGTGGTGGCTCGTATGGCAATGACCCTTATGGTGAACCAAGGCCCGAATCTACTTTAGGTGTTCCAGCAACTACCTGGTCGATGGACCAATGGGGCCAATACTTACTTGCCTGTTCAAACGCAGACGGCAAAATCTATGAGTGGCAATTAAGCACAAGCACGATTGCAGCAGTGTTAAGTAATGCGCCCACGGGTAATACGGCAATCATGGTAACTGATGAACGCTTTGTATTTGCATTAGGTGCAGGCGGCAACCCTCGTAAAATCCAATGGTCAGATCGTGAAAATAACAATCTGTGGGCTGCGGCAGCAACCAATGAGGCTGGTTCAATCGAATTACAAACGTCTGGCGTAATCCAGTGTGGTGTTCGTGTACAGAACCAAGCGTTAATTTTGACCACTACAGACGCGCACACAGCGACTTACTCAGGCCCACCCTATGTGTATGGGGTTGAACGCGTAGGCACTTCTTGCGGCTGTGTAAGCGCACAGGGGGTTGCTGTAGTTGATATGGGTGCAGTGTGGATGGGCAGGGAATCATTCTTTGTTTATTCGGGCGGTACTGTTCAAGAATTGGCTTCTGATGTTTCTGACTACATTTACAGTGACATTAACGTGGCTCAAATGAGCAAGATTGTTGCCGTATCCAATGCAAAGTTTAGTGAGATACGATGGTTCTATCCTTCTGCTGAATCGACAGAAAATAATCGTTACATTTCATTTAACTATCAAGAAAACACTTGGACTATTGGACAGATTGCTAGAACGGCTGCGGCTGATGCTGGTGTTTATCGTTATCCAATTTACGCAAGCCCAACCGACAAGAAATTATACGAGCATGAAATAGGGTTCAATTATGATGCTTTAACGCCCTTTGCAGAGACAGGCCCAATCATACTAGGCACAGGTGATAATGTAATGTCGGTCACTCAGCTAATACCTGATGAACGCAATCAAGGGGACGTTAAAGCCACATTAAAGACGCGCTTTTACCCCAATGATACTGAACGCAGTTATGGGCCGTTTACAATGACTAACCCTGTGTCATTAAGATTAACAGGTAGGCAAGTTCGATTGCGGATAGACACGTTTGTACCGGGTGATTGGCGCGTGGGTATTAATCGCCTAGAAGTTAAAGCAGGAGGTAATCGTTGAGTATTCAGATGCCACCAAAACCAACGGGTAATAGTTGGAACAATTATGCACAGAGACTAAGTGATTATCTATTACAAGTTAGATCACAATTACGGCATAAATCTTCAACTGACTCAGCCACAGAAAACGGCATTTTTCTTTGGGACACAACAGGCTACCCCGTAGTTTCAAAAAACAATACATTTGTAGGCGTGGAATTAAAGTCGCCTGGTTACACTGTGGCAGCATTACCTACAGGTGTAGTGGGGCAAAGAGAATATGTAACCGATGCCTCATCACCTAGTTTTGGTGCAGCAGTGTCAGGTGGCGGTTCAGTCGTAATACCTGTGTTTAAAAATGCTTCTGCTTGGGTCGTGGGTTAATAATGAATGAGCTAGAAAGATGCAGAGGTTGGATAGAAAGTGCCCTTGAATATGGTGGCGGTACGCACAATTTTGAAGATGTGAAACGTGGTATAATTGCAGGCACATCACAACTATGGCCTGCGGCTAATTCTTGCCTTGTAACGGAGATAAATAAGCACCCACAAAAAAAGGTT